GACAGCTTTTCCGGCACAGATATTCAGTTTGATTTGGAGTTCAGAAAAGGTGGAGCGCAGCGGGTACTGCTTATCGTTAGCGGAGACTTCGGCACCGTATCGCGCAGATCGCTACTAATCAACGTCACTGAAGGTCAGCAAGTAGGGGCGCTCAATGCCTGAAATCCAAGTTCCAATCGTCAGAGGCGACAAGACCAACAGCCAAACGGATTACGCTGACCGGCTGCCAAAAAACATGATTGCCGTGCCGAAAGAAATTCGCGGCGCAACGGGCTATCTAATCAGCGCTGACGGGCTTAAATCATTCGCAACGGGCTTTGGCATTGACCGTGGCGGATTTTATAGCGACCGCAAAGCAAAGCACTGCCGAGTGAGTGGAGAGCGGTTTATCACATTGTCAGCTGACGGTTCAGTGGTCGATATTGGTTCGATTCCCGGCATTGGTCGTGCATCGTTTGCGCAGTCGTTTAACAATCTGCTGACGGTAGCCAACGGTTCGGCGTGGCTGTTTGATGGCACTACACTCACGCAGATAACCGACTTGGACCTAGGCAATCCAATCGACTGCTGCTGGATTGATGGTTACTTTTTTTACACAGACGGCGAGTTCATTTATCACTCTGACATTGCTGATGAATCACAAGTGGATCCGCTCGACTATGCAACTGCCGAGTTTATGCCGGACCGGTCAATCGGTGTTATGCAGACTCAGGATAACTTGGTGCTGGTGTTTGGCCGGTATTCGATGGAGTATTTCGTTAACCAAGCTAATGATAACTTTGCATTTAGCCGGGTTGCGCAGAAATCTATTATGGCTGGCATCGTTGGCACTCATGCCAAGTGCCAATTGGGCGGGATGATTTTCATCCTTGGAGGCCGAAAAGACGAAACTGCATCGTTTCATGTGGTGCAGGCAGGCGGCATTGAAAACCTGTCAACGCAGACAGTGGATGAGATATTTAACAGCTATACAGAAGCAGAATTGGCACTATCTATCCTTGAGTCACGCACCGATGAGCGCGATCAGCTTGTTATCGTGCGACTGCCGCGGCATACGCTGTTATATAACCATAAAGCGGCGCTGACTATCGGCAAGAATAACGCGTGGTCTGTACTGAGTTATGGCGTTAGCAATGAGATTTGGTTGGGCGCTAACGGGGTGTTTGATCCAAGCATATCAAAGTGGGTTTACGGGTCTGCATATGATTCTGGCATTTACACTCTGGACAAAACCAGCGCTGCACTAAACAACACTGCTGCTGAGTGCGAATTTAACACGCCATTAATCCCCGCCAAAAACATTCGCGTTGGTGACATCGAGCTCAACACTATTGCTGGCTACAACTCCAGCGAAGTGCGCATTTTTATGTCGGTTAGCTATGAGGGTGCGTTTGTCACCGGGGAGTATATTCAGGTTTATTCTGGTCCGCTGCAGTATGGCAGACCGCTAATTATCCGCCGCTCAGTTGGCTATGTGTCGCATGAATTCAGTTTGCAATTCCGCTGCGTCAGCAAAGACAAAATTAACGTCAGCAACTTGGTGATCAGTTATGGCTAAACTACCGAATCAGGTTGAGTATCTAGTCACAGAGTCTGATATCAGGCAGCAGCTGCCTATGGTGCCTGACCGATTTGTCAAAGATTACGCAGCAATCAAGCAAAGCATCACCGGCAACATTAATCAGACCAATACCAACACTGAAACAATCGAAACGCTTGATGCCCGGCTTGATGTTGTGGAGGGCGAGATAGTTGTCATTAATGGCAGGTTGAATGCCGCAGAGAATGAGATTGACACTCTGCAAACTGACCTAACAGCACTGACCGGCGTTGTCGATACTCACATTGCATCAGAATCTGAGCATGGCGTCACGGGCAACAACGTCGGCACGGGCGACTATTGCACCGCCGCCGTTGGCGGCGTTGTGCTTCTGGCTAGCGCTGTGGCTGATGCGACGACGTCTGCAGTGGTGCCACCTGCTGCGCTACCGGCCGCGGGTGCCGCATACGTACAGGCATACGCACAGAGCCAGACGGATGCCATTAACGCACTATCAACAGCTATGGCGCAGCTAGTCACCGACCTAAACGCAGTGACCACACAATTAAACGCGCTGCTCGCATCTGAGCGCATTGCCAAGCAGTTGGCGCCATGATCCGCCGCGCCGAGACTATGGACATTGCCTATTACCTGTCTCAGCGCGGACTGCCATCAGCGCCAACCAATGCCACTTGCTACGTGATTGAGCAGGGTGGGGAGTCAATGCTGGCGTGCTTGCGCAGCTTGGGTGGTGGCGTTGCTGAGGTGCATATCTGCTGCCCTAAACAGCATGCGCGCAAATCCCGCAGCATGTGCGTTGAGTTTTTGGCATTCATTAAGGCGCTTGGTTTTTTAATGGCAAAAACAGACGCATCAGACGAACACAGGTCGGCGCAAAACATGCTAATCAAGCTGGGGTTTGTGCGCTATAATAAATCAGATTTTATGAGGGCTTTATAATGGGCATTGTTACAGGTTTACTAGGCGGATCCATCCTGAGCGGCGCGCTAGGCAATCGGTCGGCAAAGGATGCCGCAAACGCACAAACTCAAGGAATAGAAAACGCAACAGCAGCACAGCTTGAGATGTTTAACAAGCAGTTGCAACTGATGCAGCCATACTCGCAAGCGGGTCAAACTGCATTGCCGGGGCTGCAAGCAATGGCGGGTCAGCAGCAGTCGCCGTTTAGCTTTGACTATCAAGCGTACATGAATGGTCCAGAATATGCGGCATTACAGCAGCAATATGAAGGGTCGGCGCTGCGCAACCAGTCGGCAACCGGCGGATTGCGCTCGGGAGGCTCACAGGTTGCGCTTGCGTCCATTGCTCCACAACTGGCACAGCAAGGTCGGCAGAATGCCATGAATGAATACAGCCTTAATCAAGCCGGACAGATGGATCAATACAACCGATTAATGGGTCTTGCTGGCTTGGGTCTTGGCTCAGCTCAGCAATCAGCATCAGCAGCCGGTCAATTCGGTCAGCAAGCTGGTAACAATGCCATGATGGCTGGCAATGCGATGGCTAATAAATACCAGCAATACGGTAATAATATGCAGTCAATGCTTGGCGATGTCGGCGCTGTCGGCATGCGCTTGTTTGGGGGGTTCTAATGAGCTTTTTGCAACGAGTGACGCAAGGTGTTCAAGGTCTGCAAGGTTTAGAAATGAACCAGATGGCTATGCAGCAACAGCAACAGCAGATTGACCAGCAAAAGCAAATGCAGCAGCGTGAATCTGAAGCTGAGCAGTTACTATCCCAATTCCAACAGGGCGGCGGAAAAGATTTTAATCTGCTTAACCAGGCTGTTTTAAAATCGCCAACTGCTAGCAAAAACGTATTGGCAACAATCGGACTGGCTGAAGAAGCGCAGAAGAAGCAAGCGGCATCGGACATCGTGAGCTTACTGCCAGCACTTGATGATCCGGCCACGTTTTCGCGCACCATGGCAGCACGTATTGCAGCAATAAAAGAGCGAGGCGGCAACCCGGCTGACTCCACCAGATTGGCGCAAGTCTATCAGGAGGAAGGCCCAGAAGCAGCACGCCGAGAACTGCAAATGGTTGGCGCAGCATTGGCAAATGAGGGTTATTTGAAGCCGGAGGTTATTGGTATTGGTGCTGGCCCTGAACCGATGACAGCTTATCAAGCAGCATCAACAGACCTCAGACAGCAAGAGCTGCAGCTGAAGGCGCTTGAGTCTCAGCAGAAAAACATGGAGCGCGCACTTCAGCGAGAAACCAATGATTTGAAAAAACAAGAACTGCAATTGCAGATTGACCGTAAAAAGCAAGAAATCGATCAGGTTAGCACCGACAAGCAAACCAAAAAGGTTGAGCGATCAGCAGAGTTGGAAAGCGCTAAGTTTGGTGTTGATAACATGCTGAATTCAGTTGAGCGGATCCTGAAGACGCCTGACAAAGTTTTGGCTCGCGCAACCGGTCCAATTGATGCGATGACGCCAACACTGCGCCAAACTACGGCGGACTTTGAAGAGTTGGTATCAACACTTGGCAGCCAAGCTTTCCTTGCTCAAATCCCAAACATCAAAGGTATGGGCGCCTTGTCAAACGCCGAAGGTGATAAGCTGCAAACAGCGTTTCAGAACTTTAATTTACGGCAATCACCAGAGCAGCTGAAGGCAAACTTGCGCGAGGCTAAGCGGCTGCTGCTGAAAGGGAGAAGCACCATTAACAAGCGGTATAATTCGCCGGAAGATAAACCTGACGTTCCGCAGGCTGCGGAACCAACAGTTGACGAGCTGATCATCATGTACGGGAGCGGTCAATAATGGCAGATGTAAAACAGTTAGAAGCCGCACTGATAAACGCACACAAAGCGGGAGACAAAAGAGCGGCAACAGTTCTGGCTTCCGAAATAAAGCGCATGCGCAGCGCAGAGTTGCCACCAGTATATTCACAAACCGGTGAAGTAATGCCGGTTAACACTCCGCAGCCTAAGCGCGATTTATCGCTTGCCGAGCAAGCTGTTGGCGCTGGCGAAGCCGCGCTAGCAACAATCACAGGAGCAACGTCTGGAGCTGCTGGATATGCTGGTGGTGCATTGCGTGGTCTTGGTAATCAGTTGATTGGCGATGCCACCTCTCAGGATGCTATGCGCTCAGCCGAGCAAGGCGCGGAGATGCTAACCTATGCGCCGCGCACAGAAGCCGGTCAGCGCATGATTCAGGCTGTCGGCGAAGCTGCATCGGTGTTGCCGCCGGTGATTGCAGGTATTACGCCATTACAAGCGCAAGGTGCAGCAAGTGCTGCCAAAGCGACGGCGGGAGCGGTGCGTGGGATGGAAATGCCGCAAACTGCGCAGCGTGGGGACTTTGCCGCAAGAAGCGGCGGCGCTGCTGAGATCCCAGCTGACCAGCAGCGGCGAAATCTAGCCAATGAACTACCGGTGCCGCTTGGTGACAAGCTAACAAAAGGCATGGCAACGCAGGACTTTGAAACGCAAAACTTTGAGCGCGAGACCGCAAAAAATCCAGAGTTAGGAGCGCCAATTCGTGAGCGAGTAGACGACCTAACGGCTGGCATTAATCAAAATCTTGACGAAATGCTATCACTCACCGGCTCAAGGTTGCCTGAAACAGCGTGGCAACTAGAGACAGGTAATAAAGTTATCCAAGCGCTAAAAAAAGGCTACGACGCAGAAACCAAAAAAGTAGATGCAGCTTATAAGGTTGCCCGCCAGCGTGGTGAGACACAGGCGCAATTGCCGGTTGAAAATATTAATGAAATATCCTCATTTGTAAACGCCAACAGAGCCAAGCGCACAAATGCGCCAGTGCTAGATGGTTTTGTGAGAGAGGTTGAAGTGCAAGAGCTTGGCGGCGGCCGCCTTGATGATGGATCGTTTTATTTAAAACCGATGACTATCGAGCAATCAGAAACGCTTAGGCAGCAAGTAAACAGACTTACAGATAAAACCAAAGGCGAAGACATTTATTATGCAGGTCAGATAAAAAAGCTGATTGATAAAGCGCAAGACGATGCGGGAGGTCAGGCATTCAAATCTGCGCGAAAAATGCGCGGACAGTTAGCTGGTAAATATGAAAACTTAGCCATCATTGACAAGCTGCTTGATACTCAAGGTAATTACGCCGACCAACGGATCGCATCAGAGCAGGTGTTTAACAAGGCTATTTTAAACGGCTCAGTTGAAGATGTGACAAACCTTCGCCGGGTTCTGTCAACAGCTGGCGAGGAGGGGCTAGAAGCGCTGCAGGAGGTGCGCGCGGCAGCTATTCGGCATATTCGAGATGAAGCCACTAGAAACTTAGGGTCATTACCAGATGGCACACCAAGGATAAGCCCGAAAGGCATGGACAACGCCATCAAGTCTTTGGATAAAAATGGGAAGCTTGATAAATTATTTGGCAAAACCAGCGCTCAATCTCTGCGCATCCTAAACGATGTTACAAAAGATATTTTTGTTGCGCAGCCTAACGCCGTCAACACCTCAAACACAGCGGCAAACGTCATGGCAGCCCTTGATTTCATGGCAACTGCTTCCATTGGTGTGCCGGCTCCTATCCTTACCACTTTAAGGCTTGGCGCTAAGCGCGCGAAAGATGCTAAAATCAAGAAAAAGGTTAAGGAGTCACTGGAATGATTTCATCATTCGCGGCCATCGCTTGCTTGGTGTGGTTTTGGCATGTAACTGATTATTTTAATAAGTAGGGCAACCAATGACACAAACACTACAAAACCCGTTTCAATACTGGGGCAATCCAAACAAAGCCGCTCCGGTCAGTCTTGGCCTGCTTTACGTCGGCTTGATTGATGAAGATCCAGAGCCAGAGCTTAATCAGGTCGATGTTTTCGCAGTGCAGCCAGACGGAACAGAGTTGCAAATCAGCCAACCGGTGTCTTTGCTTGCTGGCGGAATCCCGTCGTTTAATGGCTCACCCGTGCAGCTTAAAATCAATACCGGCGTTGTGTCTGTTAAAGTACTAGGCGCAGGCAATGAACAGCCTTACTACACGCCGCGCTATGAGCAATACGCCGGCTTAGTGACCATTGACGCGCTGGCTGACATTAACAGCACTATTGTGATTGCCGGTCAGGTTGCAACAAAGCTATTCACCGTGTTTGACACTGTAGCTCAGATGGTGGCTGGCATTACTCCAGCATACGTCGGGCGCCGCGTTAATTGGTTGGGTTATTACGCTGTTAGTGATGGTGGCGGCGGGTGGGGCATCGTTAAGTCAGGCGCACACACTCACGACGGCGGAAAAATTATCAGCGTTTCTGGCTCTGTTTATGTTGAGCAAAACATTAACGGATTTGCGCTTGATGTTCGCAAGTATGGGGTGCGCGGTAATGGCATCACAAACGACACTGTTCAAATGCAGCGCTGCTTAGAAAGTGGTAACAAGAATATCTGCGCTCCTGAAGGTGTTTATATTTTTGATGACCTGACCATCCCTGATTGGGTGACAATTGAAGGTGTAGGCTATCAACCTGGAGTCGGTGGCGGTGATCGAACTACAGAATTCAGATTTAACAAAACCGACATCGGCAATGCTATCACTCTTGGCTCTAGTCCAGTGTTTAGAAACATTTTATTCATCAACACCGGCGGCACTTACGACGAGCTGACAAAAACGCTATCTGGAACTCTGTCAGGCTGCATAAAATTATCTGATAATGCCGTCATCGAACAGTGCGCGTTTTTACTATGGCGCGACCCAATCAGGACGGGCGCAAACACGTTTTATCTCAATACAGATTTGGTTATCTTTAACAGGTGCACAAACGGTTACATTGCAGAGGGCACAAGCCCGTACAATATTAATATTAACCGGCCGCAATCTGCACTGACAGAAACGTTTATTGCTGGCATTGGAGATTTTACCCCGCGCAACATTAAAATCAGTGGCGGCTCAATTGAAGGCTACACCACCGTTGCGGCAAGATTCATTGACCTGTCAATCTTTGGCACCTATTTTGAGTCCGAGCCGGAGCGCACAGTAACAGAGGCGATCAGTCCGCAGCTTGATGGATCAACCGTGTCAATTTACGGCGCGTTGATTTTTATGAACGAAACAGACCGTTTTGTAAACGCATCAGGGCTGAGCAACGTCGGCATTACATCCAGCGGTAACACGTTCAGCGGCGCTGCAGAGTCAGGTGCAATCTGCTATTATTTGCCGGACTCTGGCTCTATCAACCTGTCAGGCGACACTATCGACGCTTCAATCATGGATGCTGTTTTGTATGTTGACAGCGTGGTGCCAGCTGCGGCGCTGGGTGGCATCAGAATGCCAAATTTATACGGCGCGAATGCTCAGGTGGCATACTCAAATATAACCTTTACTGGTCAGCGCGGATCGCTTGGTGGGGTATTGACTGCAGAGCCTGCAGTAAAGGTAAGTGGCCAAATGTTTTTGGCGGACGGTGACACATGGGATCCGCTCGCCATCGGCGATAATAAGCCCTACTATGTCATGTGGCGATTTGATGCTTGGGGTCCAGTCAGCGGTTAATTCAAAAAGGATAAAAAATGTTACTAATTCAACAACCTTCGATGCAGTGGGTTAACCCTAGCAAAAACGTGCCGGTTTTTGGCGGCAGCATGTATTTTGGGTTGCCAAATACTGACCCGAAAATTCTGGCAAACCGGATTGAGGTTTATTACTTCGACCAACTTGGCAATCAGCAGGTACTGCCGCAGCCGGTAAAACTCTCTGACTCTGGTGTGCCGACTTATCTTGGTGCGCCGGTTGAGGTTTATTCCAACTCTACTTGCTCTATTCGGGTGGATGATCGGCAAGGATTTGAGCTGTATTTGATTGAAGAGTATGCGCTACGCAGCTCTGAGGTTGTTGGCGTTGACAGCCTAAAAAGTTTACCTACTGCTGACTTTGCTGCCGGGCAGTATAGCGTTACAGGTTTTTACGCTGGCTCAACCATTGGTGGCGGGGTGTTTATTTGGGATGCGTCACGCAGCAAGGCAGATCACAATGGCGGCACTGTGATTACTCCTGAGGCGTTGACTGCGTGGGACGGTACGCAGGCTGATTTAGCTACCATGCTTGATTGGGTTGGTGCCGGCAGTGGGTGTTATGTCAAGCAAGGCGTAGAATTAATTGATTTCTACACGTTCGGGGCTGTTGATAATGCGGTAATTGACATATCGATAGAGGCTGCACTTGCTGAAATGTCTCGCACAGCTTTACCGATAATCCAGTATTCTGGATATTTCAAAGCGTCTCGCACAATATCGCATGTCGGCGCAGTAGATTTTGACACTATCGGTGCAACCATTGAATTTTTAGATGGTCGGATAGAGTTTCACAACGCTGAAAACGAGCATCAGGAAATTGTGTCGTACACCAACACTTTTTTGTCATTTGTTGACCGGCCAGACATCGAAGTTGCAGGTGTCCGTGGATGCAAAATATATCTGACAGACGGCGATCATGGATTTGAAGTAAACGACGTGATAAAAGTCATGTCGCCAGATGTGTACCCTTGGATCCGCTCTACGTTTGTTGCTAAAAAAGGCGAATTCGGCTGTGTAATTAACGTAGTTGACAACGAGGTGTGGATTGACAAGCAACTGGAAACTGGTTACACAACCATTACAAAACTTAACCAAGTAAAATGCAAAATACATGGTCAGTTTATTAACAAGCAGGAAGACACCAAGCTTTCGATCGACATGTGCAACATCCGGTCCTATGTAAATGTTGACATCAAACTTCTGTCGCTAGAGTCGTTTTACACCCTATGCTATATAGGCGGCTGTTTTGGTGGCACTGTCAATATCACGGCTGCAAATTTCAGAAACTTCGATCCAGACAGCGCAAGGTTTGGCTATGGAGTGGTTGACCAAAACTGTGAGGGCATTCAGTTTAATATCTACTGCAAACAAATCAGACATGGTTACACAACAACCCATGGCGGCACATCTACTGGTCAGCATGCTTATGGGCAGCCGAGATATTCGACGATCACAGGTCAGGGCATTAGCTGCATTACGCCGTTTGATACCCACGTGTCAGGCGATAGTTTAACGTTTTTAAACTGCTATTCTTTGTATAGCATTGGCTCGGGGTTCAGCAATCGATCCGCTAAAACAGCGTACATAAACTGCCATACTGTTGGCAATGGTGATACTGGTTTTTTCATTTTTAACGCAGAGCCTATTGGAGTGGTGGAGGGTAGGCTCGGCCTTATTACGTTTCAAGGCTGCTCTGCTAAATTACATCGCAGAGCAATCAGGGCTGACTATACAAACGCTGAGGATGAAAAGTACAACGCAGCATTCAGATACAACATAGCTGTAAACAACTGCAATTTTGATTTAAATGTGTTTTCTGATGCATTTTTGCTCAGGAATACCACTGCAAACATTAGCATAACTAGTGTGACTAATATGGATCCTGCAAGTTCCGTCATGCCTGAAACAGCAACTGAAGAAAACCCAGTAAATCTGCGAGCATTTTTTGACCTGAAAAACTGCGATGTTAATCTGAATAATGTGTCACTAACAGTTGATACTGCAACCAATATCGTACCGTTTAAGGTTGAAACGGACAGGACTTTAGACGCCACCGCTGACACCATCGTTCAAGCAGATGATTTAGAGTTAAATAGCGAAGCGTTTAATTCTTTTGCCAGCTTAGTGTATTCTGGCTTAATGCAGGGGCAGTTCGGAACTTACGATTATGTGACAGGGCTTGATTACACGTTTTTAAATATTGACAATCTGAAATTAAAAACAAAAATAATTTCAACAATTATGCAAAATGATGTAGCTGCACATTACACTTCATCAAGTGCAGACAGGGTTGCAGGTTGCGTGATAACGGCTAAAAACGTGATCCGTAACTCTCCAAGACTTAACGGATCAGGAAGCTTTGAGGGGTTGAGCTTCCAAAACCCAGCAGACAACCTGACGCCAAATTATGCGCTAAACTTAAACAACGTTTACCTTCAGCATTTGTTTGTTAGATTAATACCGACCAACTACGGCGGCGCAGGTACTGCAACAATTACTGTAAACAGTATAACTAACAGCGCTGGAAGAATGGCGCAAGGCATGATTTTAGAGTTTGTGAACGCAGCAAGTGCTGGAACAACCGGGTTGATTGTGATTAGTGCGCCTGAGGTATCGGCATCGTCTGGAAGTATTCCAGCAGGTGAGAGCTATAAAATGTTTTTTGACGGCGCTTTGTGGCGACCATTCGTTTAATAAGGGCACAATCATGTGGCAAGCAAACAACCAAGCAAAAGACTACGCAATTTTTATTTTAAAAGTGTTAGCGCTTGTCGCGCTTTCGGTGGCTGTAAACTTTATGGTGCTGAGCCGATGAAATTCTCACAAGCAAAAGCCTTCGTAGCAGAAACAATGCTCGACCAAGGCGTCCACTCTGACGCAGCACTAAACATGCTGCTGATGATTGCTGCGCATGAGTCGCTGGGGTTTAAATTCCGGCGGCAGATTGGCGGAGGGCCTGCGCTTGGCGTGTTTCAGATGGAGCCGCCAACGCACGATGACGTCTGGCGGCGCAGTCGGTCAATCCAGAGAAATGCTAAGCGGTGCGGCTATACTCAGTATTCAAGGCGGCTTGAAACGGACGACCGCTATGCTGTGTTTATGGCGCGGCATAAGCTAATGCTGGACCCTAATCCACTGCCGACTGAGCTGCAATCCATGGCTGAGTGGTGCAAGAAACACTGGAACGGGCCCGGCAAAGCGACGCCTGAAGAATACTTGCGTGATTATCAGCTTTGGCAGGATGGTGGATTATGAGCTTTGACCCGCTAACGGCGCTGCTTGACATTGGCAAAACCGCCATAGAAAAAATATGGCCAGACCCGACGAAGCGCGCTGAAGAACTGAGAAAGCTGGAAGAATTGCGGCAGGCTGGCGACATTGCCAAGCTGAATGCCGAAGTTTCTTTGATGCTCGGGCAGATTGAGATCAACAAGGTCGAAGCTTCGCACCCGTCCATATTCGTTGCTGGAGCGCGCCCAGCTGTGATGTGGATTGGCGCATTTGGCTTGGCTTACGCTTCAATCATTGATCCGCTGATGAGGTTTGTTGCCGCTGTGATATTCCACTATAACGGCAACTTCCCTGAGGTAAATACAGAAATCACGATGCAAGTTCTGTTTGGCGTGTTGGGCCTTGGCGCGTACAGGACATACGAAAAAACCAAGGAAGTTCAAACCGACAGAACGTCGCGCTGATACTTATAATAAGTCGCCAAACTCAAGCCTGTCATCGCACAGGCTTCTGTTTTCAACATCCCTGCAGCCACTAGCCGCCGAGTTTCAGCGAGTCTCGCTTGTGCAGCAGCTTGCGTTTTACTAACCGGCGCAGCCATTGACAGCTCCTTACGAATAGCAAAAACCATTTGTTTTGTGCATCCTGTTTTATCGCAAATCATCGCCGTTGAGTAGCTGCCGGCTGTTAGTAGTTCCCGCACCTGTGAAAGCTGCCGGTTTCTGACTGCTGCACGCGACCTAACTTCAACACCCGCTGCTGTGCATATTGCCAACACTTGCAATGCTGTGAGGTTAAATTTGTAGCCAATCTGGCTTGCCCACAAGCCTTCCTTGGCTAAGGCTGTGATTAGGTCGTTGTCTTGCATGCGCGTTTGCAGTCCATAATGACGTTTCTGACATAGCCGTAACTGCACCCAGCCCTGACCGCAATGGCGTGGTAATCGTCAACGCCTTTTTCAATCAGCTGGATAATTTTCAGCTGCATTGTGTTGCGCGGTTTCTCGCCTTTCAGGTTTGCGTACATGCGCTTTAACCGGCTGTAATGACTGCGCACATTCGCCAGCTCTCGGTTTGTTTTATCAAGTTTTTCCTGCAAAGCATTCGCACGATGATATGCGTCGATCATTTCTGCGTAGGTTGGCATCTCTATAGCAGCCATATCAGGACTCCAATCAATCCGCAGCACGTTGCTATCCATGCTGCTTGTGTGAGTTTATAGCGCCGGTATGCTCGGCGCTGTTGTTGTTTTGTTTGCCAGTAGGTAGGACGGATCATTCTTTATCCTGCAGCACTAAAATCAGACAGCAGGCTATGGCACGCTGTGGGTTGTCGTGTGAAAACTCGTAGTGAGCACCAATAATTTCTCCATAGTTCCGCATGGTTTCACTGTACGCTATAAATCTGTGCTCACAATCAATCACGGCCCCGTTATCTAGAAACACCCAGTGCTCAACAGCCAGCGGCATGATGTCGTCCCAGTTGCGGCAGTAGTCAATCCCAAATTCTACAAAATTTCCGTGTTTGAATTGCCTTTTCTCGACATGAACGGCGCTATCTGATTGGCTTGGATATTCTCCGGTTCCGATAATTTTAGTATAAGGCTGCAGGCTTGCAATGGCTTTGTTAACATCAAAATCACTCATCAAATCCAGCTGTTCGCGCGTATATTTCATGCTAAAACATCCTCCAAAACTTTAACCAACTCCGCATGCTTGCGGTGAATAAAATCCTGATTAGGCAGCGCATAGCCATTGTTGTAGCTGCGCGCGACCACCTCTTGCTGTGTCTCACGGATTCGTATTAACACCCGGCTTGGGCGGCGCTTGATTGCGTATACGGCTTGTGGGTTAATCACAATACACGCTCCCAAATCACTTTTTCAACAAGCTCAACTCGTCTTTCATAATGAGCGCCGCATCTGGAGCATTTCTTTAATTCCAATTCCACTTTCACATCAAAATCGTGGGCAGCCTCTTTGTGTATGGCGCATAGTCCAATCGCCTTATAATCTTCAATAAACTTCTCAGTAATATCTTCCCACTCTGCAATGTGGAAGTTTTCGCCGTGGAATGCAAAGCAAACTCTATCGCCTCGCTCCCTGCACACTGAATGAATCCTGTTACCAAGAAAGCTATTTCCAACCAACCTCCCGATCATCATTACTTTGTTTTCTTGATCATGACCGTTAAAGCTATTCCAAGTCGCCAAAATAACTCGATTTTCTCGCGGATGCTTTTTCAGCCACGCACACAACCCTTTGCTGTAAAAGTTGCCGCCTTTCAGTTTGTGATCAAACTCTTTAACCGTTAATCCGCTCACAATACGCGCTCCCGAGCTGCAGCTAGTCGTAACACCTCAGCCATTGCTGGCAGTGACTGCATTTGTGCCAGCTCGGCGTTGTCGCCATATGATAGCGATTGGTCGTACACAAAGCGCGATTGGCTCAGGCACCACTCGACGGCGCCGTATAACTCAAGGCGCGTTGATGAGCGCATGACGCTTGCTTTTGCTTCTGTTAGCCATTTAGCCATGGTTTAATAACTCCGGGTTTTGGTAGATGTTACCGATAATTTCCAATGCGTCATCTGTGTTTCTGTAAGCAAAATTGCCAAATCTAAACTTGTTATTTTTCTCAAGGTTAAAAGTGGCAAAAGTTAAATCTGGAGAAAATTCAACGACAGCCTTGCGAGGATTGTATTCTTCATATCCAGCAATATGACCCCATCTGACAATGTCGCCTTCGTAAATTTCCTCACCGGTTACATCGTGAAGGCCGGTGAATTGGCAGTGTATTGGGTTGGTTTGCTGATTTGTTACTGGGCCGGTAAATAACAACCTTTTAATATCACTGCTTGGCAAAAACCCCCAGTAATGCCAGCGATCACCAACAAGCTGCCTGTACTTGATTGCGCTCATTCAATCGCCTCCACTTGCTGAGCCGCATCAACCGGCGCCGGATAATCGTTGGCTGTTACTGCTGCCATCATTAGGTAAACAAAAGTGAACAGGCTTGCAAGACCAAAAAGCGACCAAGCGATGCCGATGAAAAAACGGCAGCATGGAGGACGGCGGCGGCGATTAATCATTGATCATCTCCTCGAGTTTGTTGATTGTGGTTTGCAGTTCGCCAGCATTAAGCGGCGCGTGGTCTGCGATGTTGGTGCGATACTCTATTTCTGAGTCGTAGTAGTACACGCTGTAAAAGCTGCCTTCTGCCACGTCTGCGATGTACGTGTCGAGCTTCACAGATAAACCAAGCTTAATAGACAACTCATAACAAAGCCGCTGCACGTCCGCCAGCAGGTCTGCAACTTGTGGGCAGCCTCCTAGCTCGATTAATGCCGCCAAGCGCTCACGGCGCTGCAGGGGCCACTTTTTGACGGTGGTGTACGGGCGGTTGCATGCCGCTGCTATTTGTTTTGTGGTTGGTTTCATTTTTATTCCTCTGCGTGCGCATCGCACAATGCGATAACTGCCGATTTGTATTTAGACCAAAACTCTAACGCTGAATCGGACATTGATTTTATTTTTTTATCGTCAAACAATTTCCATTCTGAAATTAAGTGCACTTGGCAGCCAATTCGCAGATGTCGAGTTGTTATAGTTACGTCCCACTCAAGATTTAAAACAAATAAAGGCGTCTTTGTAAGTTTTTCGCCGTACAGGTTAGCGCCGCTCAGGTTGGCGCCGTACAGGTCAGCGCCGCTCAGGTCAGCGCCGCTCAGGTCAGCGCCGCTCAGGTTGGCGCCGCTCAGGTTGGCGCCGTACAGGTTAGCGCCGTACAGGTCAGCGCCGCTCAGGTTAGCACCGTACAGGTTGGCGCCGTACAGGTCAGCGCCGCTCAGGTCAGCGCCGCTCAGGTTGGCGCCGTACAGGTCAGCGTCGGAGCTGATTGCTAATTTTAAGGTGATTAAAATTGAGTTATTTTCTTGCTCATGACTAAAAATGACTGAGCCTGTAAATCTGTTTTTTATTTCAATTTTCATTTTGTTCTCCTGGTTGTTGCCGGTTGGCGACCGGCGACGCGTTGTTTGCTATTATGCTTTGCAATCCAACATTGGCTCTGGAGCGCCGTATGTTGCCTGAAATACAGTTGGCGTTAGCGCAGCTACTTCAGCCTCTATTTTCTCGATTGCAGCGTTTAACTCTATAATTCTAGATTTAGATGGCTTTTTGCCGGTCATTTCAGCAACAAGTGCTTTTCTTAATTCTGCGTTTGTCATCTTTTGTGCTCACTTAGCGGCACCATGCCGCTGTTCATGAGTTAAAGATAGCGCACTGACCGCTAACGGTCAAGCTATTATTTGCTGGTCAGAGGAGTTTAAGAAAAGGCGCGGTTAAGCGCAATTTTAATCTCTTGATTTGTGAGTCCACCTGCTTAGCGTATTTATGCCAAGCTTTAGCTTTCTGCATCCAAACGGAGCTTTAAGGGCAAGAGCCAGCTTCTCAAGCGCCAAACCTATTGCGTACGGCAAACCAAGAACGACTAGCCAGAAAATCAAGTATGGCAATATCAGCCACCAGCGCCAATTATTAATTGTTTGTTTTTTGATTTTCATCGACCAGTTCCTTTGTCAATTCTTCAGCCCACAAGCTCATGTAACTAACACCATCAAGCAAGCTGTCATGATGCAGCCTATCCGGGCTGCTGTACTGCCGGACTAGCTTGACCATTGTCAGTAGTAAACAAACATCACTGCCGGTTAAGTCTTTTCCGGTAGCGGCATTAAACGCATCAGCAGCCGCTTTAAAGCTGCGCTCACCTGCCCCGCTGGCGTCGTACTGCTTGCCGCGCTCAGATTGCACAGCGGCGCAGGCATTGAGAAATTCGATGGCTGTTTTTGGTTCTGTTGGCTCAAGTGCTGGATAGTGACCTAAGTCATCATCCGTCCTGTTTCTGCCAATATTGTTGATCCGCTCGTCGGTTTCTGGCCATTCTGTTGAAGTCAACGAAATGGTTGGGCGCAAAGATTCTATTGTTATTTCATCTTCTCTGAATGCAACACCCTTGCCGAACGCAAAGCGTTCACCACTGACAGCGTATTGATAGCCATTATTAAAAACAAACACAGGTTTACCAGCAGCGCCAACATATCCAAAAGCTACCGCATCTTTTGGCGCATCATTCCAATCTATTGCCATGATTTCAACCCCATTTTGATTCGCTTCAAATTCATCTTACACGCCATCTTAATGGCATCCTCTACATCTTTCTCGTTCGGCTCGTCACGATTGCGCTCAAGGCATAGCTGCTGCGCTGTGATTAGCTCGAATTCGGTTGGTGGTAGGTTCATGGCGCTTTCTCATTAATGAATTCACACATGGCATTGAATGAGGTTTTATTGCCATCGGGATCAATACCTACATTCCTGCAAAACATTCTTGCTGTGCCACTTCCGCAACCAAATAACTCGCTGTATAGCTGCGCGTTTAGCATTGCTTTTTTGCGCTTAATCAAGCGCCTTGCATTTGCCATGATTAGCGCTTTTTCTTTTAATTCCACATTAAACTCCAAAGCGCCCGAAGGCGCTGCTAGTTAATTAAATGCAGTGCAACAAACGCTTGCAGCTTAACCCGATTGGATCAAACGGAATATCTGGATCGAAGTCAGGCACTCCACCACCTGATTGCTGCGCTTGTCCGTAAGTCGGATTAGGCTGATTCTGATAGCCTTGCTGCATCGGCTGACCAATCTGCGGCTAATAATGTGCTGGCGGTTGCTAGCGTGGCTGATTGTATGACTGCTGCGGTTGTTGTGGCTGAGCAGGCTGAGCTGATTGTTGCGGCTGCGGTGCTGGCGCTTGTTGTGGCGCATTAACAAAGCCTAACTTAGCATCAAGCAATTCAATCGACAGGCTCAAGCCGTTTTGACCTTGAAACTGGCGGATCTTCTGCTTATCGCCTGAGACTTCAACGACTGCGCCTTCGACCAATGCTTGCTGGTAGAATTGCACTTGCGCCGGAGCTTTGGCGAAAATTACAGCTTCATAATTTGTCCAAGCATCTGATTTGGCTTCCCGGTCATAAAATTTAACACCTAAGCGAATGCCGAAGCCTGTTGATTCACCCGCTTGAAATTGCGTTGCGGCTTTGTTTAGTTTGCCGACGATTGTTGTACTCATTAGATTTTACTCCGTTGTTGTTTTAAATAATCCCAATGCTGACCGAATGTTACGCCTAACTTTTCAAGTGCTGCGTCAAGGTCGGCGATAAATTGTGGCACCGCATCGCGCAATGTCGCCTGCTTTTTATCGTCTGGATATGTCTCTGTATAGTGCAAGTTGTTTGCGCCTAAGATCACTCTTGGGTCATAGGTGCAAAAAATATGCTTTTCGCAGCCAGTGCCAAAGATTTGAAATTGCCGCTGCCATTGCCATTCCGGCTTAACTTTATCAAATGCAGCGTGCTTGATGTGATTAGTGCCATCAAACGGCGCTTTGATTTCGCAGCATACATTGCCAAAAACACCATCAGGACTAACAGCAATTCGCATTGATTGATCTTTGTATGTCAGTGGAATTTCTTTAATGTCAGCAAAGCCAAGCGCAGCAGAAAGAGCTGTTCTTGCTTCCGGCTCGTATAACTTACCCCAATCAGTTTGCTTAAAGTTTGATTCATCGCCTGAATTGCAATTGACAATATCAGAGATAAGCTCGGACATATAAGTTGCGCGTCCATCGGTATCTTTGCCAGCAACAATCTTATCTGCCTTTGATGCTGTCAAAACGCCTAGGCGCATGATTTTCCATTCAAGCGAGCCTTGCTCTATAGTTGTCGGATCAAATCCAAAAACATTTTCCATTGATTTAAGCTGCGCCATTGCGCGGTTATAAATGCTCATTTCTTTTGCCCTAAAGTTTTAATTGCTGATTGAGCTTGTTGCTCGGTTAGTTGACAAATTGATTCGACTTTAAGCCAAGCCATCATCTTTGGCTTTTGCTCATCGGCCAATCCGTTGAAGTAATCTGTTAGCCATGCCTCTGACTCTAAACTGATTGGCGTTACATCGCGCGCAGGATCTTCTTTATTGATACCTTCCCCGCCTTCTGTGTTTAGGTATTCAATAGCATTGTGCAGGCGATCAACTTTAGGCCACATTTTAGCAGCTCGCTTAACTACGGTTTTGCGGCACATTTCCTCGAAGTCGGTGAACCACGGGCCTTTATTCTGCTTGCCGGACTCGCTGCGGGCTTTAACCGCCAGCAATTGCTCGATACTCATTTCTTCGGTCAGGTAAGCTCCTGTGGAAGTACGAACAACGCAATAAGCGCCAACTAACTCGCCACGATTGCCAAAGGCGTTGTATTTGTGCAGAGGTGCTTGGTCAATACCTTGGTTTTCATATGTATCATTTGCATACACAAGCTTAGACTGTCCGAACTCGATTGATCCGGTTGACATAGCCAGGTGCAGCAAGCCCATGTAAGAAATATCAAGGCAAATCGCACCGCCCCGGGGAACTAGGTAAGCATTCTTGCTGGCAGGGTTTAAGCTAACGCCAATTGCGGCAGCATTACGTAAAGCATTCTGAACTGACACAGGGTTTTTCTGTGCAACGCCTAAAGCATAGGTATTGGCAGACAGCAACTGCATTGCATAATTAGCTTCAGCAGGCCAGTTTACCGCATTGTGCGCTGTAATTAATTGCAGACATTCAGGCTCTACGCCTTTCACCATGTCTGGAATTGTCATTAAGTTATTCATTTCATTCTCCACGTTGTTGGTAATGGGTAATGTAATGCAAAACTTGCAACTCGTCAAGAGGAGTGTTATATTTTGCATGTCAATTAATTAGAGGGTAACAAAATGACAGATTTAGTAATGATCACCGATGGTCAGCCAACTGCAAACTCTAAAGCGATTGGGGATTTTTTTTGCAAGAACCACAGACACGTTTTAGAAGCAATTAAAAACTTGGAATGCTCAGAGAGTTTTAGAGAGTCGAATTTTCGACTGTCCTCCTATCGCTCAGCTCAAAACAAGATTTTACCATGTTACGAAATGACGAAAGATGGATTTTGCTTTTTAGCGATGGGCTTTACCGGTAAAGAGGCGGCGAAATGGAAAGAGGCATACATTAGCGCGTTTAACCAGATGGAGGCCATCATTAAATCAAGCGGCGGAATGATGGAACAGATCAACCAGGCGATTAGCATCATGGAGCAAGACAAAGACGTAGCAAGCAAATGCGGGAAAGGACTTGTTGCATGGAAGAAAGTTAAGAAAGAGCACGTAAAACAAATTGAGCGCCTAAAAGACGCTGCACAGTTAACGCTCGGCTTCAAGATGGGTGAGTAGCTATGTCGGGCTGGATAAAGCTACATAGGGGTATATTTGACCACTGGATTGCAGGCGATCCAGAATATTTGTGCGTGTGGTTACGGATGCTGACAGACGCAAATTTTGAAGATAAAAAGCACCTGTTTAACGGTGCTCTTATTGAGATAAAAAGAGGTCAAATTATATTTGGTCTTGAGGCTTGGAGCGCTAAAACTGGTGTGACAATTTCGAAGCTGAGAAGGCTTCTTGACATGTTAGAAAAAGATAGAATGATCGACAGGCAAAAAACAAACAAATACTCTTTAATATCAATACTTAACTACTCTTTATATCAAGACGACGACAGGCAAAACGCAAGCAAAACGCAAGCAGACGACAAGCAAACGGCAACACCTAAAGAATTAAAGAATATAAGAAGTAAAGAATTAAAAGATCTTGTCGATTCTGTCGAATCGCCTGATTTAGTTAGCAAGAAGAAAAAGCCGAAACCAACTGCGTTTGATGACTTAACAGTCAGCTACCAAGAAAGAGCTTTCAACGTGTTTTGGAAGGAAGTTGAGAAAAAGAAATCAGCTAAGGCGGATGCTCTAAAGGCGTTTCTTGAGTTGACAAAAGATCTGGACAACGAAAAGGTTGATTTTGCCTTAAACGTTATCTGTCACTGGTACGATTTGTATTTGGCTGAAGATGAGTCAAGATTGCTTCCTGAAAACAAAAAATACCTAAAAGGCGCTGGCGTTTGGATGAGAGAAAAGCCATGGCAGGCAGACAAAGAAGCGCTGGCTAAATTTAAGGCTGATTATTATGGAGAGCAGCAGTGAACGTTGAAACACTAACAAACCTAATGGCTGAGCGGTCAGTGATTGGATCGATGATGATCAACGGCGGAAGCGACGCGGCGACATTTGCGCTTGATCTTCTGCTGGAGACTGATTTTTACTTTCGAGATTCCAGAATTGCATGGAAAGCCATTGCAGCGGTAAGCCAGTCGAGCAATCCAATTGATCTGATTACAGTGACGGACTACATAGATTCGCACGGGCTAAACCTTGAGTTTCACGCCGTGGCAGCTATGTGCAATGAGACACCAAGCCAAGCAAATTTGAAACGGTATTCCGAGTTGGTAAAGCAATCATCTGTTTTGCGGGCCGCTTACACTTCTTGCCTAAACGCTGCCGATCAAATTAACGACAGCGGCGACCCTGACGAAAGGCTTTCCAAAGCCATGCAGACGCTTTCAGTTATTGGTCAAAGCTCAGCTACCGGAACTGATGCTGTATGCGCTTCTGATGTACTGAGCGAGGTTTTGGATGACATGACGGCAGCCATGATGAATGACTGCAAAGTAAATGGATATAAAACAGGGTTTGAAAACTTAGATCGGCTGATTCCGGCGCTTGAGCCTGGCGATTTTATGATCCTTGCCGCACGGCCATCTATGGGGAAAACCACTTTAGCAATGAATATTGCAGAAAACGTGGCTTACTTAAACGAGAAGCGCGGCAGGGTTTTGTTTTTCTCTTTGGAAATGCCGAAAAAACAACTAATGCAGCGATCGATGTCTCGGCTTGGCTCTGTGCCAGCAGCAGCTATCAGGAACGGCTCGGCGCTTACTGATGACAAGATGGCTGGAGGAATTTCAGAGGCCATGAGAATAATCAAAGAAAACGCCGGAAACTTTTTAATTGACGATCGCGGCGGCTTGCATATTTCGCAAATGCGAGCGAAGGCAAAGCGGGTAAAAATGAAATACGGCGCAATTGCCTTGATTGTTGTTGACTACATTCAGATCGCGAAAGGTGACGGCGAAAACCAAAATATCAAAGTTGGCTCAATTTCATCCGGTCTGAAAGAAATGGCAAAAGAAATTGGATGCGCTGTCATTGCACTGTCACAGCTAAAAAGGATTAAAGGAGGCAAACCGACACTGGAGGATTTGCGAGACTCAGGAAGTTTGGAGCAAGACTGTGATATCGGAATGTTTTTGCATGATGATGACTACGAAGGCGATCGCGGCGCGCATTCATTAACCGAGGCTTTGATTGCAAAGCAGCGAAACGGTCCAATTGGAGAGACATTCTTGCAGCCTGAGCTACACCTAAACAGGTTTGCAGACACCAATCGATTGCCAGCGGCAAATGGCGAGCCTGACAACAAATACGAAGGCAAGAAGCGCTACAGCGCAAGAGGTGAATAATGAGCTTTATTCCAGTAACCAACAACGAGATCCCAGAACCGCCGATGCAGCTTGTGCGGGTGATTCTGGCTAACTATCGGAGGCATACTATTTGCGCCCGATTTGCTAAAAACCTTAGTTCGCCAGTTACGGCTTATAAAATTGTTAGGAGAGGATGATGAAAATAATACAGAAGAATCAATTTTATGTGGTCCCCTACAACTTTAACGGACTGGTGTTGTTTGCTGTTGAGGATGTTAAAGAATACATAGAGAAATACTGCAACACAAAAGAAGACGCATTAAATTTTATAGAAAGACTTTGCGATGGCGATATTTATGGATAAGTACAAACAAATAATCAGCAGCCGATCCAACTTAGTTCAGGCGTTTAGATATGCTGAGTCTTTTGGTTATGAGCTGCCTTACGTTATTGAGGTAAGGCCATTAACAAGAACAATTGAGCAAAACGCGAAGTTGTGGGCATTGCTTGGCGAGATATCAGAGCAAGTTAACTGGCATGGCCAAAAGCTTTCCAGTGAGGACTGGAAGCATGTATTTAGCGCCGCATTAAACCAGCAAAGGGTAGTGCCAAATATCGACAGCACTGGCTTTGTGGTTCTTGGTAAGTCAACCAGCAAAATGAGCGTGGCCGAAATGATGGATATGATTGAACTGATCCACGCATTTGGCGCGCAGCGTGGGGTTAAATTTAAAGATGCCTAAGTGCAAGTTCTGCAAAAAGCCAGCAAGTAACAGATTTGGGTTGCACACGTTTTGCGATACAGAGTGCGCTTATCAGTTTGCGATCGCGGCAAAGGAAAAGTCAGCATCAAAAAAGCAAAAGGAGTTTAACGCAGAGACTCGGCGGAGGAAGGTTGCGCTAAAGAGTCGCAGCGATTGGCTGAAAGAGCTGCAAACGGTGTTTAATAAATTTATCCGACTGAGGGATGATAAATTGCCTTGCGTTAGCTGTGGTCGATTCCATGAGGGTCAGTGGCATGCAGGGCATTATCTTTCAGTCGGAGCGCATCCAGAGCTTAGATTTAATCCAATTAACGTGTGGCGTCAGTGTATGCCTTGCAATTCGCACCTGTCAGGCAACCAAGTTAATTACAGAATTGAGCTAATCAAGAGAATCGGGCTTGATAAAGTTGAATGGTTGGAAGGGCCACACGAGCCACTAAAGCTGACTATTGAAGAAATAAAAACATTGATTGCTGAGTACAAAATGAAGATTAAAGCACACTCCTCCGACCAGCAAAAAACACCTTGACCAATAGCGGGCAGTGGTCAACAATACAGACACAGCGAGTTGCTTGATGATTAGGGGTTGAGAAATGAAAAACGGAGACTTTCCGGCAATGCCAGCCAAGACACAATATCCGCTAACTTTTGCGGAGACCGTGGAGATTCAGATGGTGGATCACTTTTGCTCAGGTCTGACCAAGCGCGAAATGTTCGCCATGGCAGCTATGCAGGGTATTTTAGCAAATAGTAGCAACAGCATGAGTTATGCGGCGCGTGACGCAGTGTTGATGGCTGATGAGTTGCTTTCAGAACTGGAGCTCACCAAATGAAAAAGATGAGTGAAGTTTTTAAGTTGCCTAGCAATGTTCTGGTGAATTTAGATAATGAATTGCATGATGATCGAGGTCGCTTACTGGCTGAGTTCAGCAGCAGACAGTACGCAAAAGCAGCTTCCCACGCAATAAACCATGTTGACGCGCTGGCGGATGCTTTGGAGTTAATTGTGAATGATTATAATTCATACCGTGCGGTCAATGAAATTGACATGACGGATGATCATTGCGCCAAACTACATCAAAAAATGATTAATGCAGACAAGGCACTAGCCGCCTATCGTGGTGATAAATGACCTCCGGCCTACACTACCAACTTAAGCAGCGCGTCAAAAACGGCTACGTTAAGCTGGGTGAGCTCAGACCTAACAGTCGGGCGATTGCTCAGCGCTTGCTGGCAGCCGGGGAGATGTATTTGGATCAACGTGGGTATTTGCGCTTAAACGAAATTTAATTGGAGATTTGATGATGACCAGAGAAGAATTTAACAGGATGAGATTTTTCGCAGGCATGAATGTTATGTACAAAGATGAAAAGTACGGCATTGAGTCTGTGAATTTCACTGAGGGGCTACTTGGATTGAGAGAGGGGCTTGATAGCGAAGAAGATGATTTAACTTGGGTTCGATGCGAATCCGTGGAGTTATTGCCATGAGCTACGACGATTGGAAGCAAACCGACCAACTCGGTGAACAAATGGCAGCCTACGAAGCCAATCGCGCTGCATTATCCGCTCAAATCAAAGCAGGACTCAAGCTTAGCGACTATCTGACTGAAATAGAGGTAGATGCCAGCATGGACACTAAAGTCTGCCAGAGCATCACCAAAGCGTTTTTAACGGGTGCAGATTGCGGAGCTATCCTGCACGCATACGCCGACCAGTGGCTGAGCGACCATGCAGACAGGTTGGCGCTGGCTCAGTTGCAGGGTATTGATGATTAAGTTGCAATCCGGCAATCCTTAAACTACTATTAACTTCCGCGCTAGAACCTTACCCGCCATAGAGATATGGCTCCATTTTTAATAGGAGCCAATAAAATGAACCACGTCGTTAGCTTTTCACTTGGAAAAACATCCGCATGCATGTCAATAATGACGCAGCAGATGCAGGGCGTTTATAAGTGCATTTCCATTATGGAAAGCTGCCTAAAGTCAGGTGAAATACAAGGTAGCGTTGAGTATATCTTGATGGATACATCGTGGGAACATCCGCTGAGTTATGATTTTGGTAGGGCGTTAGAAAAAAAGCTTGGTATAAAAATAACAGTATTGCGCGGAGACTTTAATCAGGATCTTGGAGAGGGCCACAGCTATACGGTTCACGATTTAAAAAACATTACAACAACGCCCCTGCAAGGCGGCGCATTCTACGGCATGGTTAAAAAATACGGAGTGCCAACAGTCATGACTCCGTGGTGTACTAGCAGGATGAAGGAAGAGACGCACGACAAATACTGTGATAACAAGTATGGAAAAGGTAACTATGTCACATGGCTTGGTATGAGAGTTGACGAGCCAAAGAGATTGAAGAACGTCGGTAAAAGCCCATTGTTGCGATACTTTTCAGAAATATCAGACATGACAAAAGCAGACGTTAACGATTTCTGGTCTGACATGGATTTTAATTTAGAAATACCGCCATTCCTTGGCAACTGCGTTTTTTGCGTAAAGAAATCAAAAAACAAAATAGCATTGGCGGTAAGGAGGGAGCCTGAACTTGCCAAGCAATGGCAGAAACTGATTGATGATGCTCCAGATATCAAGTTCCTAACTCTAAAGAAAAATAAAGACGGTCAGATTGATTTTGTTTCTCAGGCCAGTGGAGAGCCCGATGAAATTGTTATTTCTGCCAAATCCGCAATGTACAGGGGGTACAGAAGCTTTGGTGATATTATAAAAATGTTTGAGCAGTGGAGCGATCAAGATATTGAAGATTCCATCAGGAGCATGAAAGACGGCGACTCAGATGGATGTGGCGAGTCATGCGAACCGAATCTTAACAATCAACTAGATTGGGTAGGCGAATGACAACAAACACCGAAGCCCTAACAATCTGCCTAGCCCGCCGACTAGCAATACAGCACAAAGAGCCACAACAAGCGGCAATAGTTCAAACAGCAGCCAGGATGTTGGAGCAATCGACCGACGAGCAAACTAGGAGCGCCTGCCTTGATTTGATTGCAGCAACTCCGGCCGAGCGACAGCGCATTGTTGCGTTTGCTGAGGCGATACTTTTGACGTAACTGGTCAGCTTTGTTCAGCGCCGCAACGGTGGTAATGTGGCGTTTTATTTGGAGGTGAGTATGGGTTGGATTAGTGTTGATGAGCAAATGCCAACTGTTGGCGATAATGGTTGCGTCAGGGCGTTAGCGTTTTGTCAATCAAACAAATACGTTGGAGAAATGGAGTATACATTCCCACAATATGCAAAAACAGAAAATGGTAAAGCGCCTCGCTGCCAGCGAGGCGGCCGAATTAGACATTGGGCAGTCACCCACTGGATGCCACTACCACCAGCCCCGGTGACAGAATGAGCAACCCCGGAGCATGGAAACTAACGCCGCTAACACCATGCAGCGTTGAGCGAGTAGTGCGCGAGCTAGACGAGGCGTTCAGTCGTGCAAATCCAAAACACAAGCGGGTTAAGTCGCCCGCTGAACAGTTTGACGATAGCCACGCGGAGTGGCTGATTAATGGGAGAGAATGTTAATGGAAATAGTATGTTTAGGCGGTAAAATTGCTCTTACGCTGGTTTATTTGAGTTTATCGTTTATGTTTGTGTGCAATACATTTGGGTTTTCAACTAGCGATAACATTAAGACCTTTGTGGTTGCTTGCTTCTTTGGCGGCGTCGCAGTTGGAGTGGCTTCAATAATTGCATTGGTGTGGACGCTATGAAACTATTCAAACTAGCCTGCACAACACGAGCAGGTGATTTTATCGAAACAGAGACCAGCGCAACCAACATGACCGGCGCAATCGAGGCGTTTATTTATGAGCTTGGACTGATGCATAGCACGTACATGGATGATGTTGTTGAGTTGGATATTTCGGAGGTGCAGCTATGAACGACATCATAAACCAACAGCGCGAACGCATAGCCGAACTTGAGCGCGAAAAGGCTGAGTTGGTGGCGCAGGTTGAGGTGCTGCGTGGAGCGCTAAAATGCTTATCTTTTGAGGCTCAAATCAGCGGTGGTGTTGCAGGAAGAAATGAATCTTTAATTTATGCAGTTGATTTTGCTCATAAAGTTTTGGTTAAAGTAACACCAACCCAATGCCTAAACCAAATCATTAAAGATTACGTCATGGGTATGGTTGTTTCTGTTGATGTATCAATTTCAGAAGAAACTGCTTACAAAAGAATTTTCGCAAAAATTATTGAGCCTATGGAGTGTAGTGGGGTTAAAAACGATATTGTGCTTTTGTCGGAAGCCAGCAAGCTATGTGTCGATGACTCTCGAATTAAGCATCAGCTTGAGTTTCATGGTGAGAATAGAGATGCAATATGTTCTTGCGGCAAAGATCCATATCACTGGGCGCATCCAGCTGATAGTGTCGATTTTGATAAATACCTAAGCCAAATCAAGGTAGAAGCTGGTCGTGCTGGGTATGTTCAGGCAATACACGATTTAGGCTATAAGGATTCGCGTTTAACTGATAGGGCCAACAAATACGCCGAGCGCGTAGCTAAGGGGGAGTGATGGATAAGCGTGATTTTAAAATTCTTTGGCGCGATGCCCAGCACGGCAGAAGCTGCATAGGAGTTGAGTGTCCTTTTTGCAAAATGGAGTCAACTGTTTACATTTGGTCTTTGTGTGGCGGAGGCAAGCGCTGCGAAAATAAAAAATGCGACGCTAAATTTGATAAGTTTGGCGGTGCTGTTTTGGTTTGCAGAAAGAAGACAAACAACAGGAAGTCAAAATCATGAACAAATCACAAAAAGAGTTTGAGGCGTGGGCTAAAGATAAGCTTTGCCTCGATAAACGACATGACGGAACTTACGAGTGGCAATCTACGTTATCAGCATGGCTAGGTTGGCAAGCCTCCCGGCAAGCGCTGGTTTTTGAGTTGCCATCATCGCTAGAGCTTTACAACTCGCCAGCAAATGAAGTGCTTGAAGCTGTTCAGGATGCACCTGATGCAGCAGGAGTGAGATACAAATGAAGCCGATCGGTAAGTATGGCTTGTTATTTTCGCTATGCTGTATCGGCTTTTTATTTTTCGGCGCGTGGATTCAGGCGCTAATAATGCTGCCGTTTGCCATTCTTTGTTGGTCGGACAACTAGCCGCCAATAAGCGGCTTTTTTCATTGCGCAATATGGGCTATACTATGCCAATGATTAACAAATGGCAGTTAACGATTGCAACATGACATTCACATCCGATAGACAGCCAGACCCGGAAGACCGCTCAAAGCGCGGCTTAGGTCAAAAAACACTTATGCTCGCAGCCATCGAAGAAGAAACCGGCGGCGACGAAAAAGAGTTTTTGAAAAAAGTTATTCGCATTGGCTTAGGCAATAACGACACAGGCCAGCCGCCAATCCCCATGCTGCTCAGCGAGGCAATGAAGCGCATACAGCCGCCACTAAAGCCTTCCGGAGAAAAGGTCAAGCTCAACATCCCAGCATCAGCAAAGCCGCTTGAGAAGTGCGAAATCATCCTCAGTTACGTGTTTGATGGTACAATTAGCCCAGACCAAGGCCAGATGCTTGTCGGCATGGTCAAAGACACGCTACAAATCCAAGAATCAACCGAACTAATCCAGCGCCTTGAAGCTATCGAAGCTGCGCTAAAGGGGAAATAATATGCCAGTCATTAATCAAGGCGTGCGCGAAATCGTAACGCTGCAAGTAGGTCAGCCAATCTTTGTCACTTCAACCGGGTCAGCTGCGTTTACGTATGACCAAGAGCTAGTCAGCTCGCCGCGCACAGTCGCATCAGATAGCGGCGAAGTGCGCATCGGGCCATTTGAAATTCAGGTGGATGTTACTATCAATCCGGTTGTTGGGTCGGTATCTTACAGCTACCACCCTAGCGAGTTCAAGTCAAGTGCATCAACCACCATTGATGTATCAGAGGCTTTAAGTCAGCTGGCGTTGCCTGTTGGCGCTCAAAGCGTATTATTATTCGGAGATAGCTTTTCCGATGCTCAACAGTCGCAAAATCCGGTATATCTAAATGAATGTTTATACATCTCATGTTGGCGATTCGTGTTTGGTCGATACGGCTCTAACCTGTACATCAAAGCCAATGAATCACAAGCTGGTGCCAACGTTGACGATTTAGAGTTGAGATATCCATCAGCACTACAGTCGCTAACAGACTGGGTTTTTATGGACATCGGGCAAAACGATTTTTATAACAACTTCACTGCAGATTATGTTGCTGCAAAAATGCAAAAGTTCGTTAGTGGGTTTTTGAATCAAGGCCGGAAAGTGATCGTGCTTGGCTGTTTTCCTCAAGTAACGACACGCGCAAGCTTTACTGCTGCGCGCAGCCTGGAATCTCAAAAGTACAACAAAATCATGTTTCAATGGGCGCGCACGCAACGCGGAGTTTATTTCATTGATACGTTCTCATTTGCTGCAGATTGGGCAGACACAACAAACGGCGGTGCATTAACATCAATGTTTAGCACGGATGGTATTCACTTGTCCGTAGTAGGTACGATTGCGACTGCTGACGCTGTGTGTAAAGTGCTTGACCGGTACACGCCAAGAAATCCTGACTTATACTTAGGGCAGCTAAATCCAACGGTAATGAATGTCGCCGAATCGGTGATGTTTGGCACGGCAGGCACCAACGGCACCGGATCCACTGGTCAAGTTGCTAGCGGGTGGACTGCAAGTCGCTCAGCTGGCGCCAACGGGGCCATAGTTGCTAGTAAAATTACGCCAGTTGGTCAGCGTCTAACTATTACCTTAAGCGCAACAAACGGTGATAGCACATTCAGATTCTTCAACGGCATGAACTCCGGATTAACGGCTATTGTCGGACAGTCTGCAGTAAGTCGCACAAAAATGCGCATCAGAACAACATCGGGTAAGGCTTATTTAAAACAAATGTCCACCCGCATGTTCTGGACTGATGGAGTTACAAACTTCAACCAGTACAATGGGCGCGTTCAGGGTAGCTTTTCAGGGCTTGGTGACGAGTCTTTTGATACTGACCTGATCGTGCTTGATACATATCCGCTAGCCGTAACCACAACTGCGTCAGGGTCGTCTGGTTATTACTTTGAAATAGAAATTAACTCAACAGCCGGCGCAGTGATTGAAATAGACATTTATTCGGTTGATGTTTATGCTCAACCTACTGTTTAGTTGGTAGATCGCAAAACAAAGCCCCAAACAAGGGGCTTTTTATTGCCGCCTAATCACCCGAGGGGGTGGACTCGAAGAAGTCGCAGATTGACACTGGTCGGACTAGTCAAAAGCGATAGATTGAGTTAGGATTGTTTTGTTGATACCGCTGCAAAGACTAATAATCTGTTGCAGGGACAGCCGAAGCCCATCGTTAACGGGCGCTAAAAATCGCGCAAACAGCCAGCGCAACAAGTTATAAGATGGCTGATAGAATCTGGGTGGTTTATGTAATAACGCAAGCGTTGGCCGCATAGCGCATAACGTGGCAAGAGAGCAAGTCGAGAATTTATGATCATTAGTTTTAAAAATTGACAAGTTGCCGCAGACGCGGTGCAGTTTATTGGTTTGGTGTTTTTGTGGTTCGATTCCACACTGTGGGTAATCCAGTTATTGTTTGGCTAGCAGATAGATAAGCTGCGCTGGTTCGAATCCAGAATAACGTAAAAGCCTGCAGAATGGCAGAAACACCAAAACCAATGAGCAGCAGTCTGACAGGAGTTGCGCTGGTAGTCTCAGATTTATAACGCAGGTTCGCTTAATGGTAGAGCCGATGTGAATACACATCAGAATGGGTTCGATTCCCGTAACTTGCACCTTATGCGCCTCTTAAGCTAATGCGGTAATAGCAACCGGCTCATAACCGGCAGGACAGGGTTCGACCCCCCCCCGGAGAGGCACCACATAACGCACGGCGTTTGGCAACAATGGCGGATAACACGATTCAGAGTAGCAGCTCTCGAACTGCGGAGTGCCTAACGTGTTTGAAATTGTTCGCAGGCGGGGTTTTTACCGGTTATCCGGGTTTCGCCCTTCTCACTCAGGCAGCTGATTACTGAAGCCGACCAAGCAGCCATAATAAGATTCATGCTTCACTTCACCCGCTTCGGCGGGTTTTCTTTTTGTGCCACTGGTCGGATATGTTATTGCCATCAGCTGTGGTAGTTTTGCGGCTGGTTATTAATTGGAGATATTGAGATGAAAAACGAATTGTTGGATAAGGCGGTTGTTGAGTTGGATGGGGTTTTTCCAGATAGCTCTCAGAGCGATACTCATAATATTGACTTATCAAGCATTAATGTAGGCCATTATTTTTCTGCAAATGATTGTCTTTTTGTTAGGACTTTGCCTGTTTTTGGTTTTGTATGTTCAGCAGCCCAATTCACCCAGCGCGCCAAAGAGCTAGGCTTCATCAACGGCTATCGCTGGGGCGTAGAGTATCAGACTGATGGCAAGCGGCCTGAGTTGGCGGATGATGTTGAGGTTGAAATAACTCAGCATGACGGCTTTGTAATGTGCCACCAATGTAGATATATTCGCTTTGAGCATGTTGCTGAATTCAAAATCACCGATCAACGCTACAAGCCAGCAGACACGAGCTACCTAGATAAGCCGGAAAGCTCCACGCATAGCGCGGAAAGCTCCCGTGATAATGATGCGGATTGGTACGACCACGATAACCAGAAGGCTTTGCGTTTGCCGCCGGTTGGTACTGAGTGTCAATACGCGCTGAATGGCGGGAGTATTTATTGGGATTGCGAAGTAATCAGCCATCACCGCTTAGTTATTAAATGCCCTCACTTGGCAGGTGATAGCGGAGAAGGTCTGCAAGTAATTGGCTGTGACATAGAATTCCGCCCACTAGACCACGCCACGCGCAAAGCTGAACTGGAGCGCCAATCCGAAAAAGAGTCGCTTAAAGAGCAGTTAATGTCAGTTGTTGAAAAAATTGATTATGACCATGATTTGTTTCGAGAGGTTCTTTCTGAAATTGGCTATTTGCGACAAGCTGAAGGAGATTCCAGCCTTAACAAAGCCGAAGCCGAGAAAAAACGGGTTGATGGTTGGCAGCCGCCAAGTGGACTTTTCGGCACTGGCTACTTGCGCATGCCATTCAACAAATACTAAACTAACCAGGCTAACATAGGAGATAAGCAATGGCAGGAACAAAGCAAAAACCGCGCAAGCCAAAAGGCAGCGGTAGCAAACCAAATGACCGCAAGTGACATAGATATCATCAAGGTGGCCGCGTTTGCGGCTGCCATTCTAATTAACCGACAAGCCGTCATATTACTAGCCGCTCACCTGCTTTGGGAGCTAATGTTCCTGCTTCCACTATCCGACTTTTGGACCACCATTACAGCCGCCGCCATCTACTCAACGGCAGCCGCGCTATACGTCAAAATGAAATCAGAACTTAGGTACACTATGCTGTGTATTGCTGGCTTATACTACCTCGGTGCCATTGATGCGTTTTTGTTTCCCACAACTGAAACGCTGTATTACAATTCAATCAGTTATTTCATAAGCGCGATGGATTTGTACGCGCTGCTCATAGTTTGCAACGGAGGGCGCACAGGTGCTGGAATTGTTCGCCCTTTTGCTTTTTGGCTTTTTCGGCTACAATCGCTATAAAGCAGCTCAAAAACTTTGTAGGCGGGAAATATTACGTGGACTTAGGCACAAAAAACGCATGGCACGACTTAGCCGCAACAGTGATACCGATGCTTGACTCAGCTCAGTACAAGGTTTATACGTGGTTTGTCGGCCTATCAGCGGGGTATCAAATCAGCGCAAGCAAGCCTGAGTGGCTGCCTGAGTGGGTTCAACCTGTTATGCTTCAACTGCATGAAATATCGTGGCTTGAATCACTAACGGCGTGGGGCGTAATTATGCTGGCGGTTGAGCGCACATTTGCAGCAATTATCAGGTTTAATCAGTGGCGACGCGAGCGGCAGCTTGCTAAACGCCGAGCGCGCACAGTCTAAATGAAACGCCTAACAGCCGCAAAGCTGGATGCTGTTGAAAGTCTTGTCACTAAAAAGTCAGAACGCACTTATCAAACCGTTTTCGGCATCGTTTGCCCGAAATCCGGCTTTCTTTACTCTCTGAAATACGATTCAGGCGACTGGATCAAGACTCTTGAGACACCAGACGTTTACATTGCCGCCAAGCTTGAGCGGGTTCTGAAGAGCAAAAAGCGCTTTATCGGTGTATTCGGTGGGCGCGGCTCAGGTAAGTCAGTTCAGTTGCACGATATCGCCATAGCTGGCGTTAAAGACCTTGGAGATAAGGTGTACTGCTTGCGGGAGTTCCAGAACTCGCTGGAAGATTCCGTCCACTCACTTATCACCAAAGAGTGCGACCGGCTAAAGTTTGAAGGGTTTAGCACCCAAAACAACATCATCTTCCATGAGTCGGGCGGTGAGTTTAAATTCAAAGGCTTGGCGCGCAATCCAGCGTCTATTAAGTCAGCCCACGGATTCCGGCGCTTTATCGTTGAAGAAGCGCAGACCATCAGCGATGAATCACTCAAGCACCTGACACCAACAGCGCGAAATGAAGCCAAGGCAGGCTTGCCGGTCAAGTTTAATGACGCTCCAGAACAGGAAGAAGAACTGTACGCGCTGAAAAACGTACAGTTGATATTCATTGCCAACCCGGCATCATCTGCGGACCCGCTCAGCAAAAAGTTTATCACGCCCTTCCAAGAGCATTTAGACCGTGATGGATTCTATGAGGATGATCTCCACCTAATCGTCATTATGAACTACGACGATAATCCATGGTTTGAAGATTCAGGACTGGAAGCTGAGCGCGCACATGATGAAGCAAACCTGCCTCCAGCAACTTACAAGCACATATGGGGCGGCGGATTTAACGACCATGTTGATAACGCCCTAATACCTACCGAATGGTTTAACGCTGCCATTGATGCGCATATCAAGCTTGGGTTTGACAAAAAAGGTTCAATCATCACGGCTCACGACCCATCAGACCAAGGCCCAGATCCAAAAGGTCAGTGCATCCGGCATGGTTCAGTGATTACTTCAATCCGTGAAATCATGCACCAGGATGCGTTTGACGGCTGCACCACGGCACTTAATGAAGCATTTGACGCCAAGGCTGATCAATTCGGTTGGGATGGTGACGGACTAGGCGCGACATTGCGCAATCACATCACAAACGTGTCGGCTGGTAAGCGATTGCAGCTGTTTATGTTCAAAGGCTCTGAAAGCGTAGACAATCCCGATGCGGTGTATTCTTTTGAGAATAAAGGCGTTCCAATTCGCGACCCTAAGACCAACAAAGACACGTTTAAGAACAAGCGTAGCCAATATTACTGGGCTTTGCGCGATCGGTTTTACAACACTTACCGGGCAGTCGTGCGCGGCGAGTATATCGACCCAGACCAGATGATCAGCTTATCGACTGACGGCATTGAAAACATCGACAAGCTGCGCTCTGAGGTTTGTCGCATACCACTGAAGCCAAACAATAACGGCTACATTCAAATAATGAGCAAAATTGAAATGAAAGCCCTGAAGATACCATCCCCGAACATGGCAGACGCGCTGATGATGTCGTTTGCAAACCCTGCTATAATAACGCAAAATACAAGTCAACCGCAGTTCAGGCCACAGCCTTTACGAGTCATGGGGCGCAGATGAAAAAGTTAGAATTTGACAAAATTAATAAAATGTTCAGCTGTGACTACACTCACAACATGGTTACGCGTGAACGTGCAGCGGCTGACAATACGTTTTTCTGGATAACCCACTGGGACGACTCACTGCTGAGCGATAGCCAGCTGCAGTACCGCGGCGAGTTCGACTTATTGCGCAAAGCATTCAGAGACATCATGTCAGACCTTCGTGCTAACCCAGTTCAAGCTGACTTTGAACCGGTTGATGGCGCTGGGCCAGATGAAGCTGATTTGATTGATGGGCTGTACCGCACAGATTGCCGCAAGAACACCAGTAAGGAAGCCTTCGACTACGCATCTATTGAACAGGTCGTGTGCGGGCTTGGCGGATGGCGCTTATGTACTGAATACGAATCTGACAATATGGGAACGCGCAATCAAATCATTGTGCGAAAGCCCATCTATGAATTTAATAACTGCGTATTCTTTGACAGCAACGCCAAGCGCATTGACAAGTCAGACGCCAAGCGATGCACGGTGCTTACCGCGTACAGTGTCGAAGGTTACTGCGATTTAGTCGAAGAGATGACAGGCGAGCGGCCAGACGAATCGTCAGCCGGCAGCAGCTTTGCAACTCCGGAAGATGGCTATTCGTTCCCGTGGATCAACACATCAGGAACTAACACCATCATATGGGTTGGCGAGTTTTATCACCGCTATAAAGCCAAGGTTCGGATCCAATACCTGCAAGACCCGCTTGGTGAGCTGCAAGTTTATATGCAAGAGCAGGGCAAAAAAGCCGGTGAAGTTGATGAAGAAATGTTGACTGCCGGATTTGTGCTGCAGGAAGAAAAAGAAGTCAATCAGTGGGTTGTTGATAAATACCTACTGAGCGGCGACGGCATCATTGGCAAGCCTGAGCGCATTGCAGGCAAGCACATTCCGGTCGTACCTGAGTACGGGGACCGCGCATACATTCAGGGCGTTGAGCATTATGAAGGCATTGTAAAAGCAGCCAAAGACCCGCAGATGCTGCGAGATTTCGCCATGTCATATCTGGCAGACATTGTTGGACGTTCGCCACGGGTAAAGCCGGTGTACTACGCCGAGCAAATTCAAGGCTATGAGTACATGTACAGCGAGACGGGCGCGGATAACAATTATCCTTACCTGTTGCAGAACAGGATAGCCGCTGACGGCTCACCGTTGCCGCTTGGGCCTATTGCCGCAACACCTGAGCAGCCAGTACCAACTGCCTTAAGCCAGCTCATGGGCGAGGTGCGCATGGCGGTTGAAGATGTAGCTAATCCGGGCTTACCAAACAGCATTAGCGACCCGGACTTGTCAGGCAAAGCTCTTAACACTTTGGTCGCTCAGTTTGACCAGCAAAGCATGGTGTTTCAGGAAAACAGGAAGTATGCCATTCGCCGAGATGCCGAGATTTACGCCTCAATCGCATCTGAGATTCTGGACGTACCGCGCAAGGTTATCGCAACGTCAGCAGACGGCAACCGCAAAGAGGTCAATGTCATGCAGTCGGTGATCGACATTGACACTGGAAAGATTAAAGTGCTGAACGATTTGCGATTTTCTCAGTTTGAAGTTTACGCCGACGTCAGCAAGCCATATTCAACAAGCCGCCAAGAAGCGCGAGATGCGCTCATGGAGCAGTTAAGCACAGCGCTAAGCACTGACCCGCAACTGGCGCAGATTATCCAACTGAAGTTGCTGCGTTTGCAGGATGGTCAGGACATGCAAGACCTTCGCGATTGGGCAGGCGTACAGCTTGTACTGCGCGGCATCCGCAAGCCTGAAACCGACGAAGAAAAACAAGCAGTGGCAGACGCTCAGGCGCAACAAGGCGAGCAACAAGATCCAAACATGGCTCTTGCCATGGCTGAACAGATGAAGGCTGAAAACGGAGCAATCAAGAACCAGATTGATGAGTTCCGTGCTCAGACTGACCGAATGGCTGTTATGGTTGACGCAGAAAAAGCGGGCGCCGACATTAATTACAAGCAGCTGCAAGGGCGCTCATTGATGGTCAATGATGCGGTTAAACTAAGGGGTAGTGCAAATGGCATGCAGTAAGACCAAGAAGAAAGGCGGAACTAAGCCGCCTAAAATGAAGTGAAGTCAAGCCCCGTTATGGGGCTTTTTCTTGCTCATCCGACCACCGCTTGACACTCCAGCCATTCACGCCGATAATAGTTATCACGTACAGCATAAACGGCAATTATGCTGCCTTACCATGTGGGCTTCACTGGGTTTATCGTTTCATAGCGAGCAACAAATTATGATTGAACAATCTCTGGATGAATTAAAAGCCGAAAATCAGGCTGAGGAAACTGGATTATTACCAGTTGTCACGCAGGATGATGAAGTCGAAGATCAAAACGTCAAAGTCGAAGCGCAAGACGAAGGCGAAGGAGTTGAGGACTGGCTAAAAGACGACGACCAGACGTCGCAAAGTGTACCGCTAGCAAAGCATGTGCAAGTCAAGCACAAATTGCGCGCCCGGTTGGAAGATAAAGACTCAGAGCTGGAAGTGATGCGGCAGAAGTTGGCACGGTATGAAGCTGGCGCACAACCTCAACAAGTGCAGCAGAAAGCACCTGAACTGAAACTTCCTACCCTGTCGCAGTTTGACTACGACGAAGAGCAGTACAGCGCGGCAATGGCTGAATACCAAGACAAGCTTGTCGATTACAAGTTGAGTCAGCGGATGGCATCAAGCCAACAGTCAGAGCAGCAACGTCAGGCGCAAGAGCGGCAACAGCAAGCGGTAGACGCACACTATGAACGTGCTGCGAAATTGATTGAATCAGCTGGCATTCCTGCTGAAAAGTACCAAGCGGCCGACACTGTTTTCCGCCGTGAATTGCACTCAGTAACCGGCAACGGTGATTTAGTTGCAGATCAAATCATTGCCAGACTTGGCGAGGGTGGAGAAAAGGTAACGTACCATTTGGGCGTCAATCAGGCGGCAATGGCACAACTGAAACAGAAATTGCAAGAAGATCCATCCGGCATTTCAGCCGCTGTATTTATGGGTGAGCTTCGCGCAAAGTTTGGCTCGGCAGTAACAAATAAACTCAGCAAGGCACCGAAGCCCGATAACGCGCTGGAAGGTGACACAAACGCAACGCTGAACACTTCGAGTCTGAAGAAGCAGTATGATGCTGCAACAAGGAGCGGGGACACAGCGAAGGCGTTTAAAATCCGACAGCAGGCGCGGGCAGCAGGCGCCAATCCTAATGAATGGTAAGGGGTAACACATGGCAGCTTTAACCACTGGTAAACGTGCAGAGATTTTCTTTGAAAATTTCATCGAAACGCACGAAGAACAATCACAGCTTTTAGGCTTAGTTGACACGTTCAACGCTGGCAGCAGTGAATTACAAAACGCTGATAACGTCATTTGGCGCGGCGTACAACAAAACGCACCAGTCATTGATGGCTGGGATTTAACCGGTCAAGAGCAAGGAATTATTCAGGAAACTTATCCTGCATTTCTTGGCTTGCCGAAAAACGACCTGGTTCAATTACGCATCGACAACGTGCGTGACGCATCGTTTTGGATGGAACGCGGCAAAGAATCTGGCCGCAAACAAGTATCTGAACAGAACCGTCAAATCGGCGCGCTGATTAAAGATACTGGTTCACTGTTCTATCGCACCAACACTACAAGCGGTTTTAACTTTGTAGCACAAGCTCAAGCTATCATGAACGAACGCCAGGCTATGGCAGATCAACGCCGGTTCATCATGAACGACCGCGACAACTTGGTTTACTCTACCGAGTTAGCCGGCCGTCAAACACTGCAAGGTCGCCCAGATAAAACGTGGGCAACTGGTCAAGTTGGTCAAAACATCGCAGAATTCGACGTGTACACCGGCAGTTACTTAGGTACTCTGGCTGGCGGAGCCGACCCTGCAACAACCGTCACTGCTAACGTATCGTTAAAGCCTGAAGGCGGCTCAGTAAGCGCCAACAAGCAAGTAGTAACCAACATCGACTACCGCGAAGGCGTGATCCCAGTTACCGCGTCTGCATCGTACAACGTAGGCGACATCGTTACATTCAGCAATGCTGGCGTACCGGTTCAGTCTGTTGGCTTGCAAGACAAAACTGCAACTGGTCAGGCAATGACGTTCCGTATCGTTGAAAAAATCAGCGGCACCAGCGTTCGTGTATGGCCGAAGCCAATTGCAGCTGATGACCCAGCTCTGACGTTAACTGAAAAAGCGTACGCGAATATCAACACTCGCATTTTAAACGCTGCAACAATGAACCGCCAGAACGTCGACGCATCTGCTCGTCCGTCTATCTTCTTTGACAAACAGTCAATTGAGGTGTTCCAAGGCGACATCCCGGCGAACATGTTTGCTGAGTTTGGCGGACAAAAAGTAATCCCGCACACCATGAAAAATGGTCAGCGTTATTACCTGCTGTATGATGCCAACAGCACCACCATGAACGTACAGTTCCGACTGTTCACTTGGTACAGTGTGATCAACAAAAACCCATCAGCAAACGGTATTGCTGTTCGGTTCTAAGTCGTTACTGACTGAATAAAAAAGCCCCTTGATTGGGGCTTTTTATTACTTAACCTTGTGGTTTTTCAGATCACCACACTTTGTGCATTGAAGAACATACAAATAGCCAATTGTTTTTCCAGTACTAACTCTAATTTCTTCACCTTCTTTTATGATTAGTAGCGATCTGCGCGATACGGTGCCGAAGTCTCCGCTAACGATAAGCAGTACCCGCTGCGCTCCACCTTTTCTGAACTCCAAATCAAACTGAATATCTGTGCCGGAAAAGCTGTC